AGCGTAACGACCGACACGAATCCAAGCCCCGAAAGAACTCAAGTGTACTGGGATATCTTGAACGATTTAGATTTCAAAGTTGCTATGGTAGCGGCCAAAAAAGTATTAGCTACTCTTGAAAATCCCTTTTTACCGATGCCGGCAGTATTCCGAGGAATGGCGCTAGATGTCACAGGACAGGTTGCGGTATCTTTCCCCACCGCATACGCCGAGGTATTGCGAGCAATACGCAACTTTGGATCATATCGAGAGCCTGAAGCTTTAGAGAGTTTATCCCCCTTAACGAGAAAAGCTACACTAGCCATCGGCTGGAAAGACCTTTGTCTGAGCGAAGAACCGGATGTTATCCGTGGTCAGTTCAGGATGGCATACGAAGCGTTGGAACGCAGGGAGACGATGGATCTTAAAACGCCTCAATCCCTGAAGGATGCCATAGCTAAGATGGACAGTAGGTTTCTGTCTCCACCAACCAAGGAAGAGGAGATTAAGAGACTCAAAAACGAGGAATGGAAACAACACCTGGATGAGTTGAAAAAGGAAATAGAAGAGGACGACAAGGATTAGGGAGGTGGACGATTCGTGAACACCTACGCAATCACTTTCAATGGCTATATCTATAACTCGATTGGAGAAACGGCAGCAAAGTCAAAGTATGACCTTTTCCTGAAGGAAGAATTCGGAGACTTTCTTAGTTTTGGGGAATTTGTTAAATATGCAAAATGCAAACTTCTCCATAAGTTCAAAGTTCAGGATTTGTTCACCAAGAATGTCGAAGGATTTAACCGCATGAAAATACTCAGAGGTATCGAGTTTGCCCAGTTAGGCATGAAGGTTTAAACTTAGATATTTGCTTTGATGGACAACATTGGGTCGGAAACTGTCATCCGTGGTGGAGGATGAAGTATTTCGACAACAAGGGTGACTTGATCAAGGAGTACGGAGATTAAGGGGGTAGGGCATGCAAACCAATCCATATCTACCAGGCACACCGGACGAATGGAGAGATATTTGCTCGAATCAGCAAGGCAGTATGGACTAAATATGGACTTAGGGGAAAGGACAATGTATCGGGAGCTGAAAGCTGTGTAAGGGGAAGGGTGGGTCTGAATAAATCAAAGGTCGATGTTATTAGCTCAGGGTGGGCGGATAATAGGTCGGCTATTTGGAGTAAACAGTCGTGGAGGTGAACTGGGTATTGAAAAAACGGGTAATCGGATTATCGTGTTGAAAGTGACTGTTTGTTCTCCTCTAACAATTTTTGGATGAGAGTTGAAACGTCAGCTCCAAGGTTAAGCTCAGGTTCATCAATAATGAGTATAGGCAAGAACCCTTGGTCAATATGTCTTCGTCTGTAATTGAGTTTTTTCACTTTATGAACTCCTTCCGTGAATAGGACTTTGGTTCTAAGGACATCAAACGAGTAGCCTCTGCCATTCCTATTCATGATTTTGATTAAGCCATTAAGAGTCTCGGTGTAGGCATTTGTGGCACGTTTGTCTGGTAGGTCGAAGTAGTTAAATATCTCTTTTTCCCAGTTCTTCATTGAGGTGTTCAGGTCGGCGAAATAGGGCTTCATGGAGGAAGGTGTTTGCCCCTTCCACTCTTGGTAGCGATTCATTGCTTCATACCTGTCTACGCTGGTGTCAAAGATATCAAAAAACTCCTCCTTGAGTCTGTGTGCTAAACCAAGTTGAGGAAAGTTAAGTGTCCATGATTCCAGCTTTAATAATTGGAATGGCTTAAGTTTCGCCTTGCGTTTAAGAAGCGTGTAGCGGTCATGCATTAGCGTTTTACGCTGTGTATCTGTAAGGGTTCGACGTATCTCTTTACGAATCTTTTCTAAAGCTATATTAGCCCCTTTTACAACGTGAAACTTGTCAATCACTATCTTTGCATGAGGGAGTGCTAACTTAGCTGAATCACGGTAAGTCGGCCACATATCCATGCATACTATTTCAACATATTCTTTGTTTGGCAACTGTTTCAGGTAATCGATGACTGTTGGTTTGTTGCGATTTTTCAGTATCTCAACAATTGTCCTTTCTCTTACGTTGGATATTACACACCGATAGTTGTGTAATAGGTGGGCTTCATCAATTCCAAGCCACTTAGGGGTAGTGAAGTGAGTATGCTTTTCAAGTTCTCTCGCATAATCCTTGAAGACATTACGGATTGTCTTTTCATCAAGCCCTATTTCGTCACTGAGGCTTGTAAATGTACGCTTAAGTGATTGTTTTTCAATGTATTCAATGAGCCTAGTTGTCATTGCACGGCTTTCATCCATGAACTTTAACGGCTCCAAAAAAGTCCTTGAGCACTCCTTGCAACGATAACGCTTACGATGTAGTTTAACTCCTACACGCTTACCATGCGATGGCGTATCCAGAAATAGTTGTTCCTTGCCACCATACCCCTGTAGATTGGCTACACAGCCACACTGAGGACAATAAGAAGGCGGAGAAGCCATCTCCGCAGTGATATGGTAGTCGATATCTGTTTCATCAACCTTGAGTATGTTTAGTTCCTCGATGTTTAGTATGTTCACATTGTCAGACATAAAGCCAACCTCACTCTCTTTCCTTTGAGGCTTTTTTATGTGCAACCACCTTTATTTCAGAGTAAATACTAACAAATCTGACATATTCACTGATGCTCATACCGTGTGATTTAGCCTTATTAGTGATTAATTCGTATTCTTCGGATGTGCAACGAACGTTGATGGTAGACTTTCCCTCGTTAGATGACGACATTCGGTTCCTCTCCCTCTGCCAACCTTTTTCTATAGCATATTGCATTACAAATTATTAAGCAATAGTTAGTTGGACAGCACTTGGTAGTATTCTAATCGTTCCTAGCTTCCTCACAAACTTGATGAAATTCTTCGTATGGAAGTTCGTCAGACATTTCATCTATGAGTAACTGTCTTTCGTCGTAGTCGGGTTCGCTGTTTAGACGGTTAAGCCAGTGTAATTGTAGCTTAGTCATATTGTATTCCTCCTCATTGCCGAGTATAGGCTCTCGGCTAGCCTTTGGGCTTAATGACTAAGCTACTGGTACATCAGTTCCTCTATGTCCTTTATCATGGCACTATTTAAGTCGTTTGTTGTTAGGACTGATACAATGTACATTCCGTCATCGTCCGTGTAACGCTCTGCAAGTCCTCTGAGCTTGCATTGCATTCCGTTTGTGTCAAAGTCATAACCGTGCTTCATAAGTGATGGTATTTCGCAAATTACGATTGACCGTTTACGATTGTAGGTATCGTAGTAAATGTTTGGATTATCTGAATCATCTGCTTCGTTAACAATAATGTGAAGAGTATGCAAAGCGTGCCAACGGGGAGAACCATAGTTGTTTTTCTCAAATTCGACATCCATTTTATCCTTGATGATTTGGGCTAACCAGCTCGTATCTTCTAGTTTTCTTTTGGTTTGCTTTTTCATTTTCGTTTCCCCCTCAACTTCATTTGATAGTCTTATTGTAATGCAAATTGCATTACAAGTCAAGGGGAATAGAGTGATATTTTAGTATTTATTTTCAAAATAAAAAGCACCACTAAAGTGATGCATCAACACGATAATCCGTTCTTGGGAGTGATGAAGTGTAGTTTATATAACACTAAATCAACACGTTAATCCGAATAGCCTTTTTTAACAAGGACGGGCGCAAGAAATTCCCAGGGATACGATTCCATGCGCTAGGATTGACTACTAAATTGTTGTTAGAGAAATACCCATGGGACAGTGCAGACTCGACAAAATGGCTCATTGGCCGAAAATTCGGTGAGGTAATGATCGGAGAGGGCAACCGGAGGATGGCTAAATCCGGAGAAGATTCCACGGCCGCCAACATCGAATGGCATTTAGGGCTGGAAAAGGAAAGGACAAATGATTATTCCGTGAATCTTAGATTGTTTTAGGTAAGGGGTGAGATCATCAATATATACAAAGTATTGCATTTGTGTTCAGGAATCGGTGGTGGTTCTCTTGGTTTCGAGGAAGCAGTCGGAGAATGGAAGGGCCTAGAAGGAAAATTCCAAACGCTTGCCGGAATTGATTCAGACCCTAAGGCTTGTGCAGATTATGAATATATTACCGGTGGCAAAGCAGTCTGTATGGACCTCTTTGAACGGCGAGACTATATAGACTTCCATGGGCACGAACCGCCTCCGGAATGGAAAGAAGCAACCCCAGAGGATATTTTGGCGGCTTGTGGTGGGGAGTATCCAGACGTGATATTCATGAGCCCTCCGTGCAAAGGAAATAGCGGCCTACTACCACAAGCATCGGCAGCTACAGCCAAATATCAGGCACTTAATCGACTTGCTATACGTTGCATATTCCTCTGCCTTGAAGCGTTCAAAGACAACTTGCCATCAGTGATTCTCCTTGAAAACGTGCCAAGAATTCGAACGCGGAGCAAGGCTCTGCTCCACACAATCAAGGGTATGCTCATGAGTTACAGATACGCCGTAGACGATAGGGACCATGATTGCGGAGAGATTGGCGGACTTGCTCAACACCGGAAGCGGTACCTGCTCATGGCTAGAAACCAGGATAAGATGGACTCGTTTGTTTACCTGCCAACCAAGCAACGCGTTAAGGCGATCGGTGAGGTTTTGGGACCATTACCGTTACCGGGTACCGAGAGTATGGGGCCGTTGCACAGACTTCCAAGGCTCCAATGGAAAACGTGGGTTAGATTGGCCTTAATCCCAGCCGGTGGAGATTGGAGAGACTTGGAGAAGATTGCCCCCGAAGAGTATCGACTTGAGCATGTTCCTCGAGGTGGAGGATCTTTCGGAGTACAAGAATGGGATGAACCTAGCCACACGGTCACAGGGAGGGCAAAGGCAAATGGTTCTACGGCATCAAACATTGCAGATCCTCGGTTGACAGAGCGAGATGGTAGGCATCCTGGAGTTTACCGAGTAGTTAAATTCGATGAACCTGCACCATGCGTGACAGGAACGAGGTTTGGCAGTGGAGCAATTGCTATATCCGATCCGAGAACAGGGTTTAAGGATAGCACCCACACGGCTACTTACCAGGTAAACAAATGGGAAAAGGAAGCCCATACCGTAACTGGCGCGCACAGGCCAAATAATGGAGCAATCAGCATCGCAGACCCAAGGATGAGTTGTTCGCCACGTTCCGGGATGATGGGAGTTCAACGATGGGATGAGCCGGGTAAAACGGTAATTGGTTCGGGAGATATCCATGCAGGAGCAACGGCTATAGCTGATCCAAGGATAACCTGTAATTCCCGACCAAACCTATATGGCGTAGCGGATTGGGATGAACCAATTTCAACCGTCACGGGTTCGGCAAGTGTTACGAGTTCTAATGCTGTTGCAGCTGTAGCAGATCCTAGAATACCAAAAGATACTGAAAGTGGAGTATGGATATTAGTCTCATTGGACGGGACTTGGCATAGGCCACTTACCACATTAGAGCTAGCCGCACTGCAAGGACTGCCAGTGATTATAAATGGAAAACCCTTAATACTAGCTGGCAATTCGGATGCAAGATGGCGAGAGGCCATTGGAAATATGGTACCGCCGCCAGCGGCCCGGGCCATGGCAGAAGTTGTCCTACACGCTCTGTTAGTTGCGTCGGAAAACGCTTGGGAAATGAGTTCGAACGATATATGGGTGAGCCCGAGGAAATCATGGGAAGAAATACGGACCTTGAGTTCATAAAGAGATTGTTTTAGTCAGGAGGAGAGGGATTGATGGAAAGCAACACTGCTAAACTACGCAGGAAATACCCAACCCTAGAATCGATTGAAATAGCTGCGGAGGCGGCTGGTAGCAAAGTTAATCTGGCCAGAGAACTCGGGATACGAAAACAATGCCTTACTGACTACGCCAGAAGCCTGAGACTAGGTCCGCAAACTAGGGTAAGGGGACCACGTAAAAACAACTGCGATCTAACGGACGGCGAAATAGACGCAAGGATTAAGGAAATGTATGGTGGCCGCTACGAAGAGGTGAAGGTGTACAAACTCACAGACGGGTATATCCCGGGTCAGATTGGGGATGAAGGGTTAGAGTTTATTCGAACTGAAACCAGCAGAACCGCGCTGTCGTTGTGGTCTAGGGGCTAAAAATAACCCTTAGATCCGTAACATCAACGCATCTAACGATGCAGATAAAGAACCGTTCACCACCGTTTAAAACAATCGAACCGGATGAGAGGTGGACAAGCAATGGCAGATAACACCTGGGCAGAGAAAATGAAAACCTACGAACGTGAAGTATCTGCGATCAAAGTCCCGCAGGAGCCGGACAAGGCGGATATAACTCGTTTGGAAAGCCAGATTGACACAATGTACTCCAAGGCACGTTTCGACCTAGCTAGAGCCAAAGCTGTCTTCGAGCGAGCCAACCGTCTTTGGAAGGACACGAAGACAGAGTCCTACCTTCTCGCAACCGGTACCCAGAAGGATCGAGAGGCTATGGCTGTCCAGTTTGCAAGAAAGAGGAAGGTTGGAGATTCGGAGCTAACGATTGAGGATGCCTTAAATATTGCCGAGGAGAGGTATTTCTTCATGGACGCGGTGGCTGATACGTTGCGGGCAAAGCATAACTCGTTGGTAATTGCCTTGGGGAGTGCGAAGTTGGATAAGGACCTAACAAGGTAAGAAAGGGTGAAATGAATGGTAAGAATCCGAGAGGTTAACATCTTAGAGATGTCCGGGGGAGCTATTTTGGAACAGATCAACAATGAGGCCAACAAAATCATGCAGAACATTATCGACCCAAATACTGTCGCAACTGCTACCCGTAAGCTGACAGTGACGCTAACCTTTAAGCCAAACGATGACCGCACGATTACGGGCACTACGGCACAAGCTAAATCAACCCTTGCACCCGTTAAATCCATCGTAACAAGTATTTTCGTCGAGGAAGATAACAATGGTAAGCCAAAGGCCAGGGAGTTAACCAAGAGCGACCCGAATCAGGAATCCATGTTTGTCGAACCAGAAGTAAATGTACTGAAGCTCGTAAACAACTAAGTCCAGAGGACAAAATTAAAATTTGAGGAGCGTGTATTTTTATGTATAAAGCAGCTATTGAGAAACTTTTAAGCTTACGTGATGTCGAGAAGTTTGAATTTAACGGCCATCAATTTACGAACAAGCAGCTCGTAATGGTTCCTGAAAACCAACCGTCGGTCTTCTCGACCAAGACCTTAGCCAGCCTAGTTGAGCTAATCGTCAAGGAATGCAAACATGAGGGACTTAATGATCTTGTGGTGCATGTAGAAAGCCCGACGAAAGTAATTGTCTTAACTACTCTGCGCGGGGACTTTGAGCGTTTTAATCTTTATTCTGCGGTGGCTGAATTGCCCCAAATTTCTCTTGGAAGCTTCATGGATATTGAACAAATGAACATTTTGCTAAAAAGCGCATTTGTTCAAACGGAATTAAGCGATGCGCTCATTGCTAATCTTGCCAAAATAACCGAAGAAGACATAAAAATTACGGCAGACGACGGGATCACTCAAAAAGTTACCACCAAAAAGGG